CCCGTCCTTTAATGCATCATGTACTAATATGTGATTCATTAACTAATTAATTACTGTTCAAATGCGGTTTCCGGCTGGTACTTATCAGGGTACCTGCCCCTAGTAACTGAACTTTACGAACCTAGAAGCTCAAGTATGGCTTTTCGGCGTTAAAAGGTTTAGTCCCCCCACACAAATCGTTGGAGATATAATTAATTAGCAAATCTGTTGAAGAAGCTTTCTTATCATCAACTGGTTTGCACATACAAGAAACAAGTTTCCTATACACTAAATTTCGAATTTTATGAATATGTAAATATTTGCTATTTTGTGCTTAGACGATCAACTGGGTCAAAGCTGGGTGGGATGACAATCCCCCTTGTGCTTGCTTGTCGCTCACGGACATTACTTGGCAAAGAATTGCAACTAATGTAGTCGAAACATCGAATAAATCAACTCGAAGTGTCGCTGGTACCGCGGGATCGGTTCTTTTGTAATATATGAAGTATATTGCACTAGTCAGACCTGCACCGACACTGGTGGCATAACGCAGAGTCAAATTCTTAGATGAACTTAACCCTGGCGTAAACAACGCCCCAAGCCCCGTGCCCCCTGCTGAAACCTGTAAAAGGTTCCAATTTCCGGAGTCACGATTTGTGATTTCAGTGTTCCATCTTCCGTTAACGTTATCGAAAACAATTTCGTTAACACCATTGTAATCAAAGAATGGTTTGGGAAGAACACTTGGACTTGGAGAATTTACGAATCTTCTTGAAGAGAGGATAAGTGAATCGGCAGTGCAAAGATACGAGTCAAAAAGACCCACGTCGGAAGATTTTCCTTCTGGGATCGAAAGATTTACGACGTATTTGACGACAAGATGGCCAACAACAGCTGCGGTTGATTCTGTCGCAACTAAGAGGCGACCCATGAACGAAGTTCGTGGTTCTCCAGAGGAAGTTCCTCCTTGTTTTTGAACAAAAAGGGCCTGAAGAAATGAATTTAACCTTTTTACGGGATATGACAACCGGTTTTTCACGAATGTTTGGGAGAAAACAGCACCCTCATAAGAATTTAGTTCCTTGAGAGTCGCAGGTTTTTCATCCGAAATATCGAATTCGATTGCCATGCAATTAGTTCCATTATCTGAAGTACCAACCTGTGGTTGATAGACGATTTCAAATTTTTTAAATTTGTATCTTTCATAAGCGGTGGCAATTCTGGCCAACCATGGAAATAATAATGCATTACCCGGATTAATATCGAAGGTTTTGAGCGCTGTATTGGCTGTCCAATTTCCTGCCGGGATACTGAAGAATAATTCAGAGTGACTTACGTCAATCGAACCGTCCTTCAAACCAGTGTAAATTGGCTTTTTGTTTTTAAAAATGTTGATATTAGCACTAGGAATAGAGTTACGGCTGACAAGGCTATAACTACGACCTTTTTGTTGTTTGTTAGAAGATTTTTTAGGTAACCCTCTGGAACCTTTAGAAGAATTAACATTTGACATACTGTATGGGATACGCTGTATTAGGCGGACTATACATCTCTACGAAACTCACTGGAGATGCTCCGTGTAGTCTCTTGGCCTTTTGATTAGCACAGAACTATTAAGTCGAAAGACACTGTTTTGGGCAATTACTCGTAGAAACCCCATGGTTGATTATGGCCAACCGACCAACAAGTTTAGAGACGTTTGGGTCTCGACAATAGGATTATAATTCCCAAGCCACATCCCCCACGGAAACGTAGGTAGATTCGCCAGCGTCGAAGGTACTAGACCATCTTGGTGCTTTTGAACGGATTTTTGTGATTGTCGTCTCCTTGATTATGCGGAGATCTTTCATTAATTTCTTAACGTTCGTTTCATTGTTCCTATCCAACTCAACCGGAAAACTGCCGAAAAACATCGGAACATAGTTATAAATCTTCTTTTTTTGGGAAGACGTAAATCTTAGTTCTTGGTGTGATGGGCATTCTGGTAAGGCCGACATATAAAAATCGACCCATTGATACTCACAGAACGTGTCAAAAGAAATTGGCTTTAATGCTACTTTCTTAAGATTTTTCTTGAATATTTTTCGGAATGTTTTTATTTGGATCGGAGCTTCCATAGGATTTGGATAAGCCATTCTTTGGCTTTCGGTGAAACGTAGTTTCCACTCGTTCAACTGATCTTCAATTGAAAACTTGTTTTCAATCTTTTCACCCGTATGAGGCCCCACAGGAATCATCTCGATGTTATCGAACATCGATGGTAGACTCGACCATGTATGTGCTTCATCCCCAATAAAAATTAAGGAAAGACGAGGATCAGAAATGAACATTGCGGCGACCTGTCGCTGTTCTGGTGTTGAATTCTTGAAGATCTCTTCGAAGGTTTGCTCAGTATAAATACCGAAACCTCCGAGATGTCTTGGAAAGAACCAATTAGGTCGGAAAGAAATTTTGTCAGTCAATTTCCATTGTTTGATTGCCTCTGGCAAACAAACTTGTGATTTTGGACACTGTCTAAACATTTTTGATAAACCACCCAGGAACTCAAACGGATTTTCCGAACCATTGACAAAGAATTTTTGTGAAAAATATCCTTGTTTTTGGAATGTAATCTCTCCGTCATGGTTTTTAAGTTGGAACACTTGCGAATTAATCATGCAAACGTCCTCAGACTGGTAGTTCTTTCCAACCGATGGTTGGAAACCTGCTTGTTTAGTCCTAATTTCCCAAAGGCGATTAAAATCTTCATTTGTGTAAAATAATATATCATCTCCATTTATGAGAACATTCTTTTTTAAAAAGAGAAATTGTTCTTTTGATAAACGGTTAGGATACATCGAATAATAATCCTTAAGTGCCAAAGTATAGCACGAAAGGTTGATGACACAGAGAAGAGGGAAAGAAAGAGAGTGCCCCATCAATTGGCCTGATTCAACGGCGATTGATGGTAAATCCGGAAAATCAGATTCATTTAATCCCCAAGACCTCGCGAATTTCTTCACGGAGGGGTAGTGAACAAAACCCCCAACAATTGAGAATTTTGCAAGTTGTAAATATGAATCAGCGACCAGACCTTCCAATGCATCGATAGCTACTTTGGTAGTTTCGGAATTCAGAAGATCAGTGGCTCGTTTATAGTCTCCGGACTGTAGAAGAGGAAATTGATTGGAAAGACCATGTGCGATAAGACCTTTTCTTAGATGATTTACTTTTTTTGTTAAATCATCATCGCGCATAGTAGAGAATTTTGTATTCTTCCAATTATCGATGAGAATTCCTTGAAGCGGTTGTAATAAACCCGCCAGGTACCCATCGCCCTTGGTGACAATGCGATATTTGCTTGCCTCCGGGATGATGGCGACAACAGAATTATTAGAATAAGCTGTTGCCCAAACAGGCTCCTTGGCCCCTCCGGTGTCCACTTTGTCAAAACCTTTTAGAAAGTCATGACCCTTGAATTTTATTTGATAATTTATTCTCGAATTTAAATTCTTGATAAATTTGTCTGCGAAAAGAGAGAAATTTTCTTTTCGCCAATTTTCAACGTTGTGGTAGAGATCTTTGAGACCACTCGAATCGACTTCGAGCCTTTTTGTTAGGGACAATACACCGCCATCTGCCATTTTTCTTTGTAGGCAGGCCGAACCAGAGGGAAGGAATTTAGTTCCCAATAATGAACCTCTTGGTTTGTTGATTCTTCTCATATTAAGTGTGATTTCATTTGATAACTCATCATTTATGGGTGATCCTTTTTTAGAAAGATCTTCCGAATGTTGTTTCAATGTTTTGTACATTGAATGAGGACCTAGAGTCGACCAGCACTTTTTCGTTCCTTTTTGAAGGGAATAAGCAAAACTCACATCTCGTTTGACTACGATTCTGCGATGGATATATTTTTTAATCCAGCCACTGAATAAAGTAAACGGGGGAAGAGTCTCACTTTTAATGGGAAGTGTTTTATCATTAAAGGCGTTACATAAAATAACGTCGATATGATATTTTGCGAATGCTTGTTCACCATTTTCCGCCGTTCGTGCTTTCAATAATTTCTGCCAAACTACCTTGAATTCTTTAATCAAGGAGGTGAACTGAAATTTATCAAAGGTTGGTTTATCCTTCTTTTGAAATTGGACAACGAAGCAACGGACCAGAGATGTTAATATGCTCTGTGCGGACCAAAGAGTTTTCAAGGCTACTAAAGCGCCGAGATCGCTCCTACTCGTAGGGATGTTTTCGATTATTCTGAAAACGATATTTTCTATGAACGGGGACGAGATTTTTGAACTCCAATAATATTGATGTTTTTCATCCGAAAAATTCAATAAACTATTCATAGAAGTCACTGAGGTATGACCATCCTTTGGGACTTCGACATGCACTGTATGAATTTTGTCAGTCATGTCTTCGAAACTTATTTTTGATCTTTGTGGAAATTGCAAAGAG